TATTATTTAGCCAAAACGCTTCGCCGAGAGAATCTTAACAATATGATTGACGACCTCTTCTTTTTGGAGCAAGTGCTTCAACCTACGGACACTCTTGTCATTGTTATGAAACAAGAGGTCAATGATACCCTTGTGAACATTCTCAATGAAATTTGGGAGAAGGACCGGATATTCATCGTGATTCATTCGCTTGACCGGCTTCAGTTCAACCTCCTAGAGCATCAATATGTTCCCGAACACGTAGTATTGAATGAGGCAGAACACGAACACATGCTGAAGAAATATAATATAACCGATACCAAACAGATGCCGAGTATTTCGCGGTATGACCCGGTTGCGCTCGCGATTGGGTTGCGACCCGGGCAGATTTGTAAAATAACGAGGTCAAGCAAGACGTCGGTGACGAGTGTGTTTTATAGGTTCTGTAGCGCGTAGCGCGTAACGCCGCGCACCACTTAACCGGGAGACAGACCAGGGCAAGACCAGGGTGGAATGTTGACGAAAATTTGCACAGTGGAGCGGAGCGAAGTCGCGGAACCTCGAAGAGGTGGAGCGACGTAGAGTAGCGACGGTGGAGCGACGTAGAGTAGCGACTTTTTTTGTAACGATTATATAACCTTATATAGAATCGTTTTTTATTCGCGACAACGATGACATGCACCGATGGCACCACTAAATTCCGACTTGAAGCCAACGGTGAGACCGAAATCACAGCGAATACCGGCAATTTGGACGTATGTAACGCAACCAAAATTCTCGAGCAGTTACACACGGATTTTACAGAAAAGTATACCACCAAAAACGATTCTAACAAATTTAATCCGACATTTTATTTACGAAATCAACCCGATCAATCGGGAACGCAAACCAATCAATTCTATACGATATTCACCACGAAAACGGACGCCGACGATGATTATAAAAAAGCAGTCAGTGTCATAATGAAGGGGGAGGAAGACACCAGTAGTAATACGTATATGAACAATCCAACAACTGTCATAAATAATTTTAACACTCCCACAAATTTCAAAGGCATCTACGGCTTGATGCGTGTCAACGAACTATTAGAACAAAAAATCGCGCAGAGGGTCGGCGCACTTCGCGGGACACCCGCAAACGCAAACACACTTGCGGATGCTTCGAAATACGAGCAGCGAAAGAATATCAAAACGACCTATGAAGAAATCGCGCGACGAGAGAATCAAATCTACCGAGAGAAATTCTTGAATCTGCTTCTCATCGTTGTCGGTATTTTTATCGTAAGCACCCAACTTGTCCAGAAATACTTTTCATTTGGCGGCGGTGGTGGTGGTGGCGGTGGCGGTGGCGGTCTCGCTGGAAGCGGATTCTTTACTGGATTTGGAACCAGTGGAAGCGGATTATTTAGTCGCTTCGGCGGTTTAGGACTCGGAAGTAGTGGACGGTCAAGAATCGGGCAGTTGTTTTCCAATAATCCATATTCCCTCTCACAACGCTAGGCAACGCGTCGTTGATTATAATATTCGTTATATATAACATTCGTGGTTGAAATGACATCTTATTCAGAACAAGACAGGCAGCCTTTATTTCCAAACGCAACCCCGTTTTCTCTCGATAATTATGAAAAAAAGAATCAGGGCTCGAGTTCAAAAGAAGGACTTACCGTAAATGATGATGAAGGGTTAGATAAGGCGATGGCTTCATTGATGACGGAATACGCTAAGGATACTGCCGCTGATGGCGGCGGCGGCGGCGGCGGCCGCAAACAAGAAGGTATGTTGACCGGAACATCATTGAACTTGAACCTACTTCAAGGCGACCTCGTGAATTACACTCGTTTAGATACGAATAAAAATCCGATTCAACCTTTTTCGGAAATGCTTCAGGATAAGGGCACCGCAAATGGTGTGGTTTCGTATAAGGAAGGACTTACCAATGATGACAAAACCACGACCAAGGCTGGGACCGTCACCGCGACTACCACCGGCACCACCAGCGCCGGCAAAAGCCAAAAATTGCTCGACCTTGAAAAGAAGTTGAGCGAACTCACGACCGAATATACTACCCAGTATCGTTTGTATACGGAAGACCTTCTTACGCGGTCTCGTTTTCTTCAGACAAACAGCCAGTATTTGAATAAAATTGTCCGCGATATCTCGTATTCGGGAACAGATGCCAGTGTCGCCTATTATTACGTGAATCCATTTGGATATACACACCGGTATAAAGACTTGTCGTCGGTTCTTCTTTATGATGATAAGACGTGTCCGGCGATAACGCGAAACGAGAAACTAAGTGATGACCGTATGAATCCATTCAAAATCGAGCCGGCGTCGGTGGTTGATATCAGCGGTGGTAGTAGCGGTGGCGGATTTAGCAAATTTACCGATGTAGCCAGTTATGATATGCCATATCACGGGCCGTGTATTACCGCGAAAAACGTGAAACTCCCTGGCGCGAGTTCGTCCGAAGACAAGTTTGCGTGGGTGGATGTCGAAGGCCGGAAGCATGTATACGAAAAGGGGGTCTGGCCAGATAAACGACACTCCACGTGTTTGACGGCGGTGGTCGGCGAACCCATTTCTCTCACTGAGAAACAATACAATGCGATTCCAACTGCGGAAGGCGAACCGATGAAGGAAAATAGCGAGTGTTTTCGCGCGAGTGTGTCGCCGACCATCAATACTAAATTGGCCGATATTAAGAAGAAAATCGACGATACTGTCGCGGAAATCAAGAAAGAGAATCAGAACCTTTTGAACTCCGTGGCAAATACGACGATTATTCAACGAGAGAAGACGCTGGCGGAGAAATGGGCGTCATTGGACGATGATATTCTTGCCAGCATCAAGAGCCTATTGGGTGATTACTATTATCCGGCGGTATATATTTTCTGGTGTATCGTTATTTTGTTTGCGGTGCTGATGATATTCAAATTCGCGTTCCTGTTTGTGACGCCGGGGGGTGGCGGTGGCGGTGGCGGTGGCGGTGGCGGTGACGGTGACGGCGGCAACGAAGGCGCAGGTGTTTCACTTCTTGGTGTCGTCATTATGGCACTTATTATCATCTTTGCAGTCTATTACTATTTTTCGTATACATACAATCTCAACGTGGATATTACACGCAATGATACCGATTCGGTATATACTGTAGCATAATATAATCTATATTCTATGTATCAGTTACAATGGGCGATTCCGATTATTCTCGGCTGTTGACAAAAATGGCCGAGTTAAAAACTCTGACCGCGCAATATAAATCATTATCAGAGTTACATTTACCGGCGACGTCGAGTGCTGCTACGACGTCGTCTGCGGCAACTGATAGATACACACAAAATGACGGTAAAAACGGAATGTCTAACACAAAAACTCCGCTTGTCACGCGCGCCGGAGATGACCACGGCCCGTATTGGAAATATGTCGGGAAAATTGATACCAGTGGAAATATCAACGCCAATTCTCAAACGTGCTGGAACAAGGCCGCAAATGACCCGCGATTGTTTAAGGCAGTCGTGTATACCGGAGGTTACACTGATTCCAATTCAAACCCAGGAATGCCGGAATGGAACAATCGATGTTACGCTCTTGTTCACGATGCTCCAGCCGATGCGAGCTACAATACAGATTCTCCCGGATATACTACGATGACGGGAAAAGGCGCGAGTTCAAGCCCAAGCCCAAGCAATCCTTCTGTATTCTACACCAAACTCGGCATCCAGAGCGCCACCGACAATGCGAATATTTTAAACGCGTCCAAATTGAACGAAATTCAGGCTCGCGTCAATTCTCTCGTTCAAGAGATTAGTTCCGCGTCCAATGCCGGGATTAACACCGAATTGAATCAACTCATCGGGACCGCTACGGATTCAAACATCCTCATCAGCAGAATCAATTATTATATGGATACGACCGCAATGGATGTCTCGGCCAATTATTACAAATCCGATAAGCGCAAGGAGATGAATAATGTATACGCAGAAATCAATGAACAGACGACAATGCGTAGTCGTAAATATCGGTTCATTTTTTACGTCATTCTCGCCTTGTGTATTATCATCGGGTATGCGTCATATACATCCAAGTTGTCAATCCTGGAACAGATTGAAATGATAAAGAACTATATGAGTTGGGGATGGTGGACGAATTGGTGGGTTATCACAATCGTCGTTCTTGTCTTTATTCTATCATCTTTTGGATGGGACGCACGCGGCAATATTATGATGGTGATACGATATATCACTGACCCCGATTTCTGGACGGGTCAGATGTGGTGGGTGGGTGTAACATTTTTATTATTGATTGTGATTTTCTTACACGCGACGTTCAAGTCGTTTTTTATGGATTTTGAAGCGGGAATGAAAGGGATTCAGGAGAGTATAGAGTGAAGAGTCAGCGGCATCTGAGGCGGAGAGTAACACCGAGAATAATATTACCCGGTATATATAGTAGTCCAATTATTATATATATATTTCAATACAATGTTTCATCAAAATTCCAATGATTTAGTAAAAAATGCGAGTATATCGTCAGGGCACGTCCAGAACTCACGCGAGACACGAGAGGTGCTGATGGAACAGCAGGCACAATTTCCGGAGACGACCTCGGGTAAAGACGCGAATGCGAATGCGAATGCGAATGCGAATGCGAATGCGGATGCCGGTGCGTCACTGTCTCTCGGCGCCAAATTTCAGAATATGGTCCAAGGGTTGATTGATACTGTATCAATGAAAGAAGGGATGGGGGCAAACACTGACGCAATTGTAGACCAAACGGTAACACAATCCAGACAATTCACACAACAAGAAACAAAACACGCTGAAAAAGTAAAATCAATCTTATCATTTATTGACAAAGATGACCGCAATACACGCCAAAACTGGGTAGAAGTGACCGATTCAGCGAATATAGTGAAATATGGCTATGTCACCAAAGACGGTATTTTCCAAATCTGGCACGCGCCAACATCCCCTTCACCAAACTGGCTTGGAACGGAGGAAATGAAAAATAATACAGGTCTTATTGGTTGTCCTGCTGTTGCTGGTGGCGCGTCCGGTCTTCGTAAAATCAAAATCGCTGGAAAATGGGAGAATATGAAACCATTTGAACTCGTATATGCCGAAAATGATGGCGGGCGAAACAATCCACTTTTTATGTTAGGACAATCCGGCCTTCGGGCCCGTAATGATGGATTGACGCAGTTTTCTTGCGGAAATGAACGCGGGAATGTTATTGTTACAGAGCGACCTTCCGCGGACTTCCGATTTGACTCAGAAGGCATTACAATCGGTTGTTATGAAATAAATAATAATGTCACGGATAGCCAAATCACAAATCGCGGTTTCACGTTTCAAGAAGACCTAACAGAGGCGTCTATTTCACAATGTAAGCGTCGCGCAGAAGATTTAGGTAGTTCTTATTTTCTATTGTCTCCTCCTGAGTTCAGGAGTGACGGAGATACGAATAAAAAGCATCGCGGTGGTTGTTGGGTGTATACTGCCGATGGTAAACCGAATATTAGCGGGTTATTTACATACGACGCCAATGCGTCGAAATGCCACACGGTGACCAACCCTGAAGGAGACGAAGACGGATATACGAAAGCGTATAATACTACCAGTCTAAAACGCTTATACGGCAAAAACACGAGTAGCGGTAGCAGTGTTGCGCTTTATTCATTGAAACGTGATGGCGCAAATGGCGTGGACACAAAGAACCGAAAGGAACGCGGTCATATCGGTAAAATCGCGTATATCGACCATAATGGCGAGAGACACGAATACCCGGATTCTGCGCTATCATTTATCAAGCCCACCAAAGAAAATCCGGCGAGTTATATGAATCTCGGTGGTTATGATACGCGTTCGGCGGAGAGTTCATATGCGCTCAAAGAAGTGACCCCAGGAAGTTTCAGTGATGCGGCAAATTTGCTGTATAAGGCAAGCCGGGATGGATGGTCGCCGCAGAAGTTTCATCAACTGTGTGATAATAAGGGGGCGACGTATACACGCGCAATTACGACAGACGGACGCGTTCTCGGCGCGTATATTTCCGTAAGTTGGACATCCAATGCCGGTTTTGTGAAAGATACAACCGCGTTTTTATATGACGGGACGAGGAAGTATACAACGGATAATGGCGCAGGGGGTGCAGGAGCGCATGCGACGTATATGAACGCATCGTATTTACCCACCTTTGGCGGTGGTCACGATATGCATATCGGCGGAGATTCGATGTATCTAAACGCATATTCGTATGTCGCAAGCGACCGCACCGCACCCTTTACAAGAAAAATCCAGATGGCAAACTTATACGGACCGTGGGTAGGGCG